TAATACTTTACCTACGTATAGTTCCCTGTATACTACTAGTTGTTCACTAGGAGATACTGCAAACCAAATAACCCCTGACTTACTTCCATATCCGTAGTCACATGCTCTAAACTTAACCCAGTTGTGAGGTATAGCAAAAGGTTCAACTACATGTATCTGTCTATTAAACTCTGTAAAGGCTGCGCCTTCTTTAATATCCCAGTCACCTTCCAGTAGCTGTCTTCTTTGCTGCTCTGGTAAAGACAGAAGCATCGCTTCATAATCACCAGTTTCTGCTAGGTAAGGATTGTCGGAAAGACGGGCAGGTATAAACCTACGTTTGAATAAAGGTTTGCCAGCTTTTGAGTGTCCAGCAGGATAGCGTAATACTTCACTTGTTTCAATATCAGTTGCATCAAAAGATTCCCCAGAGGAGGCGGGATCAATAAACATCTTTTTTACCCAATGATGCCCCCTACCTCCTGGGTTTGTAGTAGCTCTCATGTATACTGGTAAATCACTTGCTGTAGATCTCAAGCGACTTCGCATGTAATTCCAAGCGAATGGAGTAGGCCACTGAGTCAGTTCGTCAAAGCCTATCCAACTAAAGGCAAGACCTTGATAGCGTAGTACGTCATCTTCTTTATCTAAGTAAGACATCCACAGTCTGGCACCAGAGGGTGCAGTCCACTGCATCTTACGTTCTGACCATTTAATCCCAGGCCAGATCTTAGGGTACATTTCTTGAGACTTAAATATAAGTTCCCTTAGTTCTTCTGTAGTATGTCGTAGGAGCAATCCTGAGAAGGCTGGATGCCCCATAAAGCGTAATGGGTCAGCGAGCATGGCATATGACTTACCCCCACCTGCAGAGCCACCGTATAGAACCTCACGCTCACCTGCAGCTAAGAAGTCTGTTTGTGGTCCAGCATTAGGTTTAAAGATTACATTATGATCTTCTTCTACCTGCTGGGTAAACTCTTCTATTATATCAGGCTGCGGATTGGGATTCGCTTTGCGTTTTCGAGGTTGCTCCTGTGCGGCTATTTTCGATTTCTTCCGCTTTGGCGATTGCCTTTTTCGCATAGTCTGCCCATCTGCGTAAGCTGCCAGCTTTGTTTTTTCTTCTTCGTTCATTATCCAACCGTTTCTTGAGTCCTACGTGCGATATAGTTCTACCTGTGTTTCTGGTTAACCAGTTCGCTACTTCACGATACGAATACTGTTTAAGATATTGTTTCGCTTCCTCAAGCATATCAAGTTCTAAACTAATTGGCAAGAGTATTCCGTCATCTTCTGGATCTAATTCATATCCAAATGGAACTGTTCTTGCTACTCGTGGAATAGGTGTCCACTCATTATCTTCTTTAAGGTCTGTTGGTTGGGGTAGTTTCCATTTACCTAATGGCTTAGTCATCGTCTTCCTGTACTTGTTTAGCTGGCATTAACATAACACCACCCTTAGCTTCTACCTGCATTTTCTCAGTCTTAACTAAACCAGTACGATCTAGTAGTTCTTTAGCTGCTGCCATCTTGTCACGAATGCCTAACTCAGTTGGATCATACAAAGCACTAACCATAGCCATTGCAGCTTTAGGTACGTTACGTGCTAAGTAACTGTGCGTAACATCTAGGATCTCTTCCTTAAGACTGTTAGTAATCTCAGTGTTAGTAGTGTTAGGTGAGTATCCTGCCAGCTTCTTAGCTATAGTAACATCGCCACCTGCCTCGTCCATAAGGACAGCAAGAAACTTTTGTTGACGCTCTGTTAGTTCTCGTGCCATACTAGTCCTCTATCATACGGAGTGCTTGCTCCAATGTTTCTTTATTACGGCGTGTCCAACCGCGACCAAATGTTTCAAATGTTTTTAACGACTCATAAAATGATTGACGTTGTGTATACACACTTTCAACAATATCTTTAGCATCTTTATTCATTACAGCTTGTAATGTCATAGGCCCAATAGCGCCATCTGCGGTTGCTCCAACAGCACGTTGAATAGCTTTAGCTGGGCGACCGCTACCAGAATTAACGGCCCAGTCAAAGGCACACCAGTCCACACCGCTAGGAAGATCATCACCCCGTACCTTATCCCAATAATTTTTCTTATAGATAGGAGCTACGTCTATTGAAGTAAGCTCACGCATCTCTTCTTCTGTAGATTCTCTACCTATCCACTTATCGTAAACAGCTTTAGTAACACCAAGGTTAGTCATACCCCCTGGATCTTTAGGATGATTTACAAATCCACCTTCATGGTGAAGTAGCATTGATAAACATTTGTTAAAGTTTTTATGCATATTATTTAGGCTTTCTTGGTGGACGCATAGATCCTGCTTCTGCAGGTTTTTTGGGTGGACGTTTGTTGGGAATCTTAGCTGCATCTTTAGTCTTAGCTGCGTTAGCTTTAGCTACTTCTTTTTCAATACGAGCTTGTAACTGAGCACGTTTCTTAGCGTCAGTTTCAACCTTAAGCTTTTTACGCATATCAGCAATCTTAGCTGCACCCGTTAAACCTGCACCTGCTACACCTACACCAAAGCCAATACGCTGCGCTTTACGTGAGGCACGTTGTCCTCTAGTTGCTTGTTCTACTTGACGTTGACCTGCTTTAGGTTTAGTGGTCATGTCTTTGGCGTGTTTAGCACCTTGCTGCGCTAGTTGCTTACCATATCTCTTAATTGCTGCTGCCATACCTTTACTAGCAATAAACCTAGCTACGGCTGCTGCTCCTGCTACCACTAACGGTGCTACCATTATTTCTTTCCTCCAAAAAACTTACTTACAGAACGAATACCAATACTGGCACTAACGATCCCACCTAATGAATACTGATACCAAGACGGCATAGTTTCGAGTGCAGCAAACCCAGCTTGCACTATAGCATTACCCCAATCACCACAGAACGCTAGAATTAAAGGGATACTAAAAAGTAAAGTTATCCACTCATCTTTCCAGCTATTCTGTGTAGCTTGTATTGCAGCTAGATCCCAATCAATCTCACCTGTAGCTTGTTTAACTTTAATCTCAGCGTTAGCTTTCTGTACAGCTACTTTACCATCTAGGTATGTAGTTGCTAGTCCACCTACTGCCCCTAAGATTTGACCAATCATTTCTCGTGTCCCAGCCAAACAGCAAAGGCACCAGTCATAGCACCAGTTACAGTTGCGGTAAGTGCAGTAGCCTGTGATGTCATGTCATTTGAAGAAAGCGACATAAACCAAAACAAAACTTCTATATACATCCATGTCATTACTAACATCATTAGTCTTGGCATAATCTTCCAAGCTAACACTCTTTCCATTGCTATAGTCATAAGTTATCCTCGTCTGTATCTAGCGGTCTTCTTTGCAATCTCTTTAGGTTGAGCCACAAACTGCTGACCTGCCTTAGTGCCTTGTCGCTTTGCTCTAGTAGTGGCTGCGTACTCACTAGAACTAAGAGCATTGATAGCCTTAGTAGGTAAATAGCGCTCACCAGTTTTAGCGCTAGGCTTCCCACTTTTGGTACGCCACTTTTCCTTAGTCCACTTGTTAAGGCTTTTTTGACTTTTTGCTAGTGCCATGTACTTTCTGTACCTCAAAATTAGCAGACAAGCTTGCACCTTTATGTGGTACAAACTTTCCTGTGTGCTTCATAAGCTTAAAGCCACCATTAGATTGTTTCATCCAATGGTAACCTTTAGGTGCCTCTACTTTCATTTATAACCCCCACCCGCTTTTTTGTATTCACTTGCAAGGAGTTGGGCTTTACGTGCAGACCATTGACCCGCCTTCCCGCCTTTGGTTCCCCGTTTAATCCGCTCAAACAGACGTTTACGCATAGCAGGCTTAGTATAATTTCCTGCCTCATTAACTTTGGATTTTGCTTTCTTCTCCGTAGATTTTGCTGTAGATTTCGCCACGAGAAATTCCCATATCATGCAGATGTTTATCTGACATATTCTGAAGAACCCAATAGTCTGCTCTGCGCTGTTGATGCTCTTGAATTTTATTAAGTACTTTTTTAAACATGTTCTATCTCCTATATATGTTAAGGTAAGAATTACTTACCCTTATGGAGATAGTTATATCATACTTAGTTATAACATAGTATAGCTAAGTTTGCAACCCCGTTATGCATTAACCAACAGGCACAAAGGTTTCTGTTACTGTGAGTATTGTATCTATATGTCCTGCGCTAGTAGGAGTTATTCTAATTTGATCGCTAGGCTGTAGCACTAAATCTATTTGATTGAAGCTTATAAAGTCACCTGATGTAAGAGACTTACCCTTTAAGAAGTGTGAAGTATAATTATCTGCCGCTACATACCACTCAACTTCAACTGTATTCGTAGAGCCACCACCATTGACTACGTGAATAAAAGTAATCTCAGCTACACAGTTTGCAGGACATGTGTATACTGGCTCTGCTGCTGTACCTGTATTATGTCCATACACAGACTTAATACGTGCTGGCTTACCTTGATTCACAAAAGACATTAATGTATTTCCTACGCTATTATAAAGTCTACGATCTGACCATCTGGTGTACGTAGCTTATTAGGATTTGGGTTATAAGCATACATCTGATTAACCAGCTTAAGATCTTCTACTGGTGTATCAGGAGTTACTTTGTTAGGTTCAGCTTTATGTTCTTCGTTATTTCTACTGGATCTATCCCTGTCTGCCTTTTCAAATACAATGTTATCGTGAGTCTGAAAAGGAAAGCTAGGTAAAGGAAAGTGAGAGATAAGAGTCATTACACCTTAGAGCCTACGTTTAGTTTAAAACATTTTGTACGGATGTATAGCCCCTGTTGTGCCAGAGCTTTAGCTGCATTAGCTACTTCCTCTTGACAAAGCTTTTCAGTTGCTATCAATCCACTGGTACGTATCATTACGTCACAGGATGTTGCTGCTGGGCTATAACAACCCAGCAACACTGCAAGCCACATTAGCCTGCTGTCCAGTTCTGTGTGCCACCTACAGATGCACCTGCATTCGCCATGCCACCTTTGCTGTACATGTTTTTCTTTTTAGCGTAGCCACCTTTGCTTAAGTTTTTAGCTTTATATCTAGCTGCTACTTCTTTACCTTCTTCTTCTTGTTTTTTAACATAAGCTGCTAGTTCTTTTTTAGTCATATCTCTAGGATCTTTTTTAGCTGAAGGTTTGCTAGTTTCTGCTTTACGTGAAGGCATGGCTTTAGGCAGTGTAATTGGTTTCTTACCTGTAGCAGCTACTTGTGCTTTAACTGAAGCTTTACGTGCAGCCGCGTCATCTGCAGCATCAATTTTCTTTTCGATAGCATCAAATTCTTTTTGTGTAATCTTACCCGCACGTAGATCTTTACCTGCCTGTACTAAAACATCTGCACGTTGCTTATCTGTGAATGAACGGTACACAGCCATTGATAGTGGCTTGTCACCAGCTTTAGTTGTGATAGCTGAGATACGTCCTG